AAATTATTTTATAAATTTTTGTATCTAATCTTCTTAACTCTCCCGCGTGTGTTAATAATATACAATTTTTATAATCAATCCAATTGATTGTATAGGAAGTATCTAATACTCCACCATTTAATGATTTGATTAAATCATTTAAAGCATTTATAGTATATAAGGTATTAGATTCTTTCTTTCTATGTAATAAAATAGTATTATATAATAAACCTCTAGTCATATTATTATGGTCTATATTATAAGTACAAACATACTCTTCTGTAGATTCTATATATAATACAAATATTTTATTAAATAAAATTTTATATTGAGATTGTATTTTTGAAAGAGTTTCTTCCAAGTCATTTTTGCTGGAAAATGTGCAAAATAATTTATTACTCATATTATTTAAATCTGGGCATGTAATATCCATGTCATATTTGAAATAAATATATGAAGGGTCTATAACCTGTGTACTTATCATAACTTTTATTTATATTTTTGTTAAATTATTGTAATCTGTTCCATAACTAGCATTTATTTTAAATCCAAAACTACTTTCTAATATATTCTTAATATCTTTTAGCGTTTTTTTCCCATCCTCGTTATTATAATCTATTAAAATACTATCGTAGGTATATAATATAATATTACTTTTTTTATTCTTCAAATATTCTAATACTTTCTTTATAGAATTTACATTATAAAAAGTTTCTCCTGATTGTATGATGTAGTTTAATAGTTTTTGAGGGGTTGCATTTTCTATATTATATAATTTTCTCCCCCCTATTAATTCTATATATCCCAGGGAATTAAAATCTTTATATATTTTATCAGTATATTGAATAATTTTAGCAAAATATGGAATATTTTTATATTGTTCAAATACCCCTCCATATAATTGTTTAAATGTCAATTCCTTAGATTGTGAATATTGCTCTTCTGTTAAAATGTCGGTTTTAAAATACATTTGCCCTAAATGAGCATGAACAGATTCTTCCTCAAATTCATACTCTATCAATTTTGCTAAAATACGTGGATGATACGAATCGTAATCAAATTCAAATAAATAATCATTTTGAGGTATAAAAGATGCTCGTTGTCCATTGTTTTTATTTAGGGCTGCAAAATTTATTCCATTAAATGAATTTGAAGGGCGAGAAGTAAAATTATTTAGATTGAATTGTGTATAAATTTTATCATCCTTTATATTAAAATTAGGATTACTTAAATTAAAACTTTCATTAAAAACCGGCATATTTAACGCAATCCCTTGTTTTTCAATGCGGTAGAACACCTCAATATATTCTTCGTTATAATAGCTGATTTCGTGCTGTTTTTCTACCCATTCTTGTACTGCATTATAAATTTTTTCTTGAGTCTCATAGTGTTTACAAATAGGGATAATAGAGTTTAAATAAGGTTTGTCTTTATAAAGTCTTTGGAAATGAGTGTGTATACTTGTTTCACAATCTTGTATATACGGAGTGATATGGGAGGCATGCAGTGACAATAAATTAATATCTTGTACTTTACTTTGTAAGAATTCTTCCCCTATTAAATGAGAAATAGTTTTTTTATCTAAAACGTAAATTACTTTATGACTTAAAATAAATTCTTTTATTTTATCTAAACTTAAATAAAACCCCTCACTATGGTTTATAGTGAATACTAATCCCTTACCATGTTTTGGTTTATAGTAAATTAATGATATTTCAGTTAATACTGGGTGGTAGTTAGATGATAGTGGGATTACATTAATGTAACAACTTTCTTGTTGTGAGAGTTGTAATAACTGTTCTTGAGTTTCTACTATATAAAATGACATATAACCTTTATTTATTTAAATATAAAAAGGCTCCTTATGGGAGCCAAATTTATTATCTTGAAAATTGTCTTAAATCAGTTAAATATTGTTTTATACCAATAAAATTAGGTTCGGTTCTATCTAATATTCTTTGATTAGTATCTACTATACCAGCTCTAGTTGTTATATTATTAACTTTTTCATTATTAATAGGGCCTGATATTTGCCAGAAGATTGAAACTACTTTCCATAATGAAGTATTAGCATCACCTACACCACTTGTAAAGGCATTGTAAGTTGTTTGATTAATTTCCATTAACCTAAATGTAGTTCCATTTCTTTGTCTAGCGAAATATCTTGTTATTTTACCTGCTATATAATCAGCTTCTGTAGGACGTGGAGTAAAAGGGATAGGATCAATTAAATTAACTTCAGCAGGTTTTAATTGTTTATAATTTTCAACTGTAATATCTATACTTGATTGTCCTAAAGTTAAAGGCATTTCAGTTAAAGGAGCTGAAAAGCCATTAGTAGGACTTTCTCCTGTAAAGGATTCTCCTGTAAAAGTAGTATAATAAAAACCTGTATAATCTTGCCCATTAGCCATTTTAAATTGGCCGGGATTTGCTTTTTGGTTAGTTATTATTCGTGATTTAGGGAAATATTTCATTTTATACTAGATTATCATATCGTTTAGATGCTGAATTATATATGGCTACTTTACCGTTATAAACTGTTGTACCTTTAATATAAGATGCTTTAGCTGCAGGACTCCACCATTTGTTTATATAATTTTTAGTCCATTCATCTGCTGATGTAGCGTTTATTCCTTTGGCTTTAACTCTGTTAGCCATAAAATCTAAAAAAGATTCATTGTTTGCAAATATAGCAAATGATCTCGTAACTCCACCACTATCTATTCTACTAAATTGTCCTATAATTCCAGGAGCTCCCCATCTACCACTATCAGTTTGGACTCCGGCATAATTATACCCTCCAGCAGATTTAAATGATTCTCCAATACGTCTAGCTTCAGCAAATAATATTGCAAATACACTTTTACCTAAGGCTTTTCCATATTTTTTATTTAAATAATTAATAGCATCTTTAAAAGTTAAAATATTACTTGGTGGAGGAGGAGTTGTAAATGGTAATTCAGGATATGAAGTTTTTTTAGCAACTGCACTATAATCTGATAGGCTTGGTTCTTTATTAGTTTCTTGAGCTTTTTTAATAACTGCCTTTTCTTCTTCAGTTAAAGGTTCAAATCTGATACTAAGGGTTTGTCCTGTAATTTTAGTTGTCCATTTATTATTATTAAAATTTTGATCTATTGTATGAAGAATAAAAGCAACTTTTTGTTTATCTGCTTCAGAACCAGATTGAATCAAATATGATTGAGGTAATGAATTTGAAGGAATTACAAAGGCTGAATGAGGAATTATTCCACTTAACCCATCCATTTCTAAGCTAAAATCCAAAGGTAAGATTATTCCAGCATTAAAGGAATTGCCATCTCCTGATTTATAAGGATCAGAAAATACTTCTCTGTATGAATTTAAGCACGAATCTATTTGATCTGTATTAAATATTAAAGCCATAATTATTAAAATTTAGGTCCTGTAAATGTTACTGTTCCATCAGAATTATGGATTTCATCGGTTACTCCAGCATTTTGTAAAGCTGTATTTAGATTAGTTGCTTGAACTTTAGGTCTAGAATTATAAATTTCAGATTCAGTTTTAGCACCTGTTCCTTGCCCACTATATATATTTTCTATATATGTTCTTAATTCAATATATCTTTGTTCAACAGTACTATTAGGATTAGCATTCTTATTATTTTCAGTTCCTGAATCTACTACTACTGTATCTAGTCTATTATATAATCCTTTATTTAGATGAGAGAAAGCTAAAGCATTTTCTGCTCCTTGAACCCCATAAGGTTGTGCTTGAGCCGCTACTACAATCATAGCAGCAGTATTAGGTGCTATCTTAGAAGTATAATTAAAATCATAAACTATACTTTTTTTACCTAATACAGGTATTTCAGTATACTCAGGAACAGGAAATCCTGGGCCAGTCATTCTTCTATCATCTAATATTCTTACACATCGTGAATCATCATCAGGTACAATCCTAAATTCATTGTATCCCCCACAAGCTTTAGAAATTCCATCTAAAATATCTTTAACTAAATCTACAAAGTAAATATTTCCTTTAGTATCATTAGCTCTCCATTTTTTTAATATACTCGCTACCCAATCTACATTTACTAAAGTCCACATAAATCTACCTCCAGTACCATCATTATCAAACCAATTAAAATTAGTTTTAATATCTTCAAAAGTTTGAGAAGTTATGCCAAAAGGTAATTGAGCTGAACCTATTAAACATACTGATGGGTCAAGAGAACAATGACCTTGAAAAGTATAACATCTGTTAGTATCAGGATTAACATCTATGTAAATGTAAGGACGTTGTTTATCCTGCCCTTCTCCTTCATTTCTATGATATAACATTCCATTAGACATTATTAATAAAAGTAAATTACCTAAAGTTATATAAACTTGTGGTAAGCCGGGTTTAGTGACATTTGTAGTATTAGTTCCATCTTCTTCGGGCATTTCGTAATCTATTGTAAGTCTTCCAAAATAATTAGAAACAGTAATAGCAGGTACTTTAGTATCTATATAACCATCATAATTATCAGGTACTCCAGGTTCATTAATTAATCTATAATGATATCCTTTTTGTTGTAGTTCAGTATTTTTATTATTCCAATCTAATAAGTCAAGATGTATATTATCGTAAAAAGGTTGAATATATTTTAAATAATCAATACTAGTTTCTATAGTATAATCAGTTTTTACAGTATTATTTCCAAATATAAAAGATATTAAAGCTGCTGGTCCCGATGTTAATGAAGTAACAATCGCAGTTTTTAATTTTGCATTTTCTAAATTTTCGGCTTCAATTGTTGCTTTAATATCTCTAGAATATATACTATATAAAACTTCATTTAACTTTGATTTAGTAAAATCTGAAACTACTGGGTATATTGAGCCTGAAATTTCGCTGCCTGAAAGAGCATTATTTAAAGTTTCTCCTGATATATTGACTTTTAAGGATTCTAAAATATCTCCAGCTCCTACTAATTGGACTTGACAATTGAAAGTACCATTTTTAGATAAAGAATAAGTAAAATTTTTAATAGTGCCCCAAGTGGCATCATAATTACCACTATGTAATTTTCTGTGAGTAGTAATAGCCCCCATTAATTCTTCTTTAGTAGTAATATCATAAAAAGGAAGAGGTTGAGGAACATTTTCTATTTTTTCTGTCTTATTATCTATATAATAGGTATGCCCCCATTCTACTAGTAAACCAAAACCTAATTTCATATAAAGAGCTTCCATTATATTAAGTTGCTCCATATTATGACAAACAAAGTCAATAGTGGTTTCTTTTAAAGTACCTAGTTTACCACCGGTTTTAATAGAAATATTAGTCATACCCGGCATAGGAGTTAAACCAAAATCTGTTCCACCTATACCATAAGCTCCATCAGGACCTATTCCTGAGCGTAATGAGTAAATTTTTTCATTTGTAAGATTATCTGCTAATCCTCCTTGTAAAATATATTTTCTAGATAATTCATCGTCTTGCAATCCTTGGTAATTCATATTACCCTCTCTAACATTAGCTCCAGAACTTACTCTAATCCAAACATTTTTATTAGATAACCAATTTAATTCAGATGAAGATCTGTAATCTTTATTTACAAGAGCTTTACGTTTTTCTATTTGAGTAGCAACATAGGGTTGAAAGGCAGAACCAGCGATATTAGTGTAATCTAAATCGGTCATAACTTATTATATATTATTTAATTGATTATATTTAGATATAAGATTTGATAAATCTTTAGGTATTCTTAAATACATTCCTGTTGGTGGGTAAATTGAACCTCCTTCTAGATTATTAACCATAGCTACAACCCACCATAAAGTAGCATCTCCGTAAAAATCAAATGCTATATTATCTAATCTATCAGTTACTCCTGTTAAAATGTAATTATCATCAGGTTGAGCTTCAATATTAGGATAATAAGTGGGTTTATACATGGTTTTACCTGAAGTTGAGGCAATACCTGTATCGGATTTCATTGTAGAGATTATTTGATACCTACTTGGCATAATTTTGTATTTGTATTATTTCATTAGGTTTTATATCTAAAACATAGCAGCCATAAAAACTTAAATTTTTATCCTCTAAATCAATTAATTCAGAAACATCTTGTAATGTTGGATTTGATTTTGATTTAATTATTTTATCAAAGTTATCAAAATCTTCAACACCAAATTCTTCAGGATCATAATCATCTAAATCAATAAAAACTTCATTTAAGGGTTTTTTAAATTTAATGTTAATATAAGGTATATATTCCCCATCCATATCCAACATAGTAAATTTATTTCTACTAACTAAGATAGCAGATTTGCCTGATGAGTTGGCATTTTGCTGGTTAGCTTTTAACCCATTTTTAAATTCAGATTTCCATACAGTGTACCCTTCATCCCCACCTCTTTCAAAATCATCTTGGGATTGAAGGAAGGATGTATTTAATTCAATTTGAGGAAGTTGATTTTCTTTTAATAATATGTTTTCACCCAAATATTTTTTTAAATTAAAATTATTCATTATCGTTGATTTATTGTTTTGATATAAATAGGTAAGATAAAAAAGGCTCCTAATAAAGCCTATTATGCAAAATTAAGATCGGTTCTTTGTAAATAACTATTAGCTATTATTTCAGAAACTATAATAGGTTGAGTTAAACCTTTTTTGGGTAAAGGCCCACCTTCTTTAGAATGTTGAGCTATAGGTTTAAAATTCATTTGAATTTTTAATATTTGGGGCACTTCCATTTGTCCTCTATCATCTAAATTAGGGTTATTTAAAGATCCTGATAATTCTGGTTGGCTCATTTTAATTTCCCAGGGATAATTGTCTTCTACACTTATATTCATAGAGGTAATAACACCGGTAGTTCTATAAAAATATTCTCCTATAGTTAATTTATGAAGGCTACCTCTCATAAATCCGGTACCATCTTGGTAATCAGGATGCAATGTAGATGCTAAGTAATTTACTTTTTGATATATTTTCTCCATTTCTTGAACGGATTGTGCAGCTACTATAAAAGTAAACCCAACATCTCTTGTAAATCCTTGATAAGTGTAAAAATTTTCACCTCTACCCATATATTTTTTAGAATCCCATTCAGCACCTATATTATCAGAGAAATTAGTTATATAGGCCCTAAAATGCATTCTATCTGTTACACTTGGACTAGTATTATCTATAACTTCTATGCAGAATTTAATTAAATCTCTAATAGCTGGGCTATCATCTTCAACTGGATCTCCTATATTTCTTCTATATATGGGAGACATGTTAATTTTGTCTTGACCTTCAGGGAAAGGAGTATAAAAGTCATTTCTTTTATCACTAGACCTAGCTCCAGGACTTCCAACTCCAATTCTAGATTCTATTTTAAACCCATCCCCATTAGGACCTCCTGTAGTATAACTGACATTTTTAGCTAAAGCTATAGAAGTTGGATCATTAGTTTTAGATCTAAAATCTTGTAATTTTGGTGGGGCTGATAAATCATTACCTTCTCTGGAAGCTAATAAAGCACTATAACCCATAGTATTACCAAAATAATTTATAAAAGAAGTACCTATAGGGACAAATTCAGGTCTTATGTAATCTGGGGATGATTGTTGGTAATTTGTATTGTCTTCAGAATTAAATTCATCTCTTATAGGGTTTACTACTTGTGCATTACTAGGAATACCAAATTGTGATGCTAATATAGATGATTGAATAAAAGCATCTACATTAGTGGTATTATATAAAGACGCTATATAACTTGAATTATAAGGAGCATCTGGGGATAATGTTTTGAAAAGAGGATTATATCCAGTTTTAATAAATCCTGTTGAGATATATTTTTCAAAAGCTGTAGTAGTATTTGTAGTTCTAAAAATAGTTGTGTTACCATCTCCATATAATGAATCAGGTCCCATTTCATAATCAAATATAATATTATCGTTAGTAGAGATTCCTAATTGGGTTACAGTAGAATCAAGAGATAATAAATTTGAATCTGTTTTTATTTTAGTGCCATAAAGAGCTACTAATCTATTTTGATCAGTATCTTTATGAGATACAATATATTCATATTTAGCTTGAGGATTGTCAGGTCCTAATTCATTAGTATTTGCTCCGGCTCTTGGTATATGAATACCTGTACCTTGTTCAAATATTTGCGCTAATAAATTAGCATTTAAATTATATGTTTGAGTATTTAATCTAGAAGTAAATCCTCCAGTTTCAATTTTAGGATTGGATTTTTGTAATTGAACTTGTTTAGAGGTAAATACATATCCTCTGGGAAGATCAGTTAAAAAACGCGATATTCTAACCGAATCTGTAGTAGATGCCACAGTTGAGTAAGTCCCACCTCTAAGCGGCCAATCCATGCTATTTCGCGCGATTCCTGCTAAGTACTCACCAGCAGGTGAGTCTTCAGGTAAACCGTTTTGAATATATGGAAGACCACTAGAGCCACCTCCAGGAGTATCATTACCAAACTGGAGAGACTTTAAACTGGTTTGAAGGTCTCTTAAAGCCATTTAGTTATCCTGGTAAGTTATCTAAGTATCCTTGATTTGGAGCATTTCTATAAATACTAGTATTTAATGGATCTGATTCTTCTAGAATTGAAGGAATATAAGTTACAGGAGGTGCTTGTAATCCTGTTACTCCACCTACTACTATATTATTAGCTACGTTAGGTGTTCCATTAATAGAGAATTGCCAATGACGAGTAAAAGTTACAGGATTGTTATTTACAGTTGAAGGAACAGGTGCCCCATCATATCCTAAATTACTTACTCCTGAGTTTAATAATGTTAATAATCCCATTGTGTTTATGTTTTATTGTTTATAATAAATATTGTAAAATTATATCTTGCGTGTAGTTATTCCCATTGGCGTTTGTAATAATCTTGAGACATTAACTCCATCTATATTGGTTTGAACTGTAACTTTAGATATTGCTTGAGCTATATGAGTACCTAATTTTTCATAATCAATAGAAGGTGATTGTGGATTAGGAGAATTATTAATATTAGGAGATACAGCTAAACCATCACCTTGAGCAGTGATAGATGTAGCCCCATAACTATCTGTTATAGTAAAGGGTCCATTTGAAGGTGGTGCTATACCATCTTGAACTTCATTCATTCCCATCCATTTACCAACACCCCCCATAGAAGAACCTGCTCCAGTTGCTTTTAAAATTTCTCCTGGGAGTGTATTACCTAAAGAAGCTCCATAATTTTTAAAAGCATCTTCAGTTCCTTTAAAACCACTTTTACCTAATGTTAATATAAATTGGAGGGTTTCCATAATTGGAGTTAATACTAATGAAATTGCTCTTACAGCTGGCATTAATCCTTTCATTAAGATATTTACTATAGGGCCTATAGCTTTAAATATTTCACTGAATACGTCAAATATAGGCATTAAAGCACTCATAACACCTACAAATATTTCTTTTAATTTTTCAACACTAGCATTAAATTTATCTTGTATTGAAGCTGAGGCCATTTGTCTATCTAACTCACCTTGACCTAATTCTGCGATTGCTTGAGTACTAAATCCTTGTTCTTTTAATAAGGCTAATTTTTTTCTATTTTCTTCAGTATCTCCTCCTGTTAATTTTGATAAAGCAGCTGATTCTAATAACATTCCTCCTAATTGATCACGGGATAATCCCATAGCTTTAGCTACAGCTTCTTGTTGAAGAACATTCATTTTACTAAATGAAGCTTGGGTAACATTTTGGTTTGTTAACTCCTGTGCTAATCCAGCTATATTATTAGTTAAAGCATAATATCTTGCTCTTTCTAAATTTAATTGTTTACCTGTTATTACTTCAGCTTCAAATTCAGCTGCAATTGAAGATTCAATATTAAGTAAAGAATCTTGAATACCTTGTATAGATTCTAATTCTAAACCTATTTTTTTAGCAGCGTAAGCAGATTCAATTAATTTTTTAGGTTGAGCAGCAAAAGTTGCTAAAAGGCCTTTAGAAGTTTTAGCTATACTTTCTATTAAAGTTTTTTCATTAATAGCAGTATTATTAACTAAATTTAAGGCTTTAGCTTGTCCTAAAAATTCAGTTGTTATTTCTTTAGCAGGTTTTCCAGTAGCTAAAGATAATTTAGAAATTTGAGTAGCAGCCTCTACACTGTAAAAAGCTTGTTTAACTAGTTCAGTTTGAGTAACTAATAATTCTTCACTTAATTGACCATTAGTACCTAAAGCAGCATTTATTTGATTAAAAGATTCATTAATCCCTTTAGTAGTAACAAAAATATTATTACTTCTATTAGCCATACCACTAAATTCTGTATTTAATTGAGTAGCTTCACTATAGGATATACCCATTGATTTAGCAGTATCTCCAGCTAAATTATCTAATTTAATGAAAGCTTGAATTAATTCAACTATTATAGCAACAGGAGCAAACGCTTTTGATATAGAAGACCCTAAAGATTTAACACCAGTTAAAAGAGTACTTTGGGATTTAATTTCAATACCTAAAGATTTAGCCTTAGCAGCTGCTGCTGTACCTGCTAATCCTCCTAATTGTTTTTCTAAACCTAATTGTTTAATTTTCTCTTTAGTAAGACCAGTACCAGTTTTTAAAGCAAAAGCATCTTGATTTTGTAAAGCTTGTTTTCTAGCAGCTTCTGAAGCTTTTTCAAAAGGTTCTGAAAATTTTCTTAATCCTGGTATTGCTTGAGTTATATCAGTAATTGCTCCAAAAGTTTTAACTCCAAAATTATTTGCTACTGAATTTGATAATTTTTCAATTTTTTCAATTTCTTGAGATAATTTAGTGGCACTTTTAATTTGTTCTTTTATAGCCCGGTTTATTTCGAATTGCATTCGAGCATCACCTTCATAAACTTTATTTTTTAAAGTAGTTAAAGTTAAAATATTTTGTTCTAAAGCTAATCTTTGTTTAGCTAAATCTTTTAAACCTTTAATAGTACCTAATTCTTTATCCTGTATATTAAATGCTTGTGTTGCAATTTTAACTATATCTCTAGAAACAGATCTAAGCGAAGTCTTCTCAGTAATTTGAAATTTAATTTCTCTAGTTTGGGCTTGTAAAAAGTTAGCTAAATCCCTAGCATCATCAAGACTTGCTTCTTCAATCCCTCTACGACGATTCAATAAGTCAATTAAGTCTTGTTCTAGTGCATTTTGATTAGGTGTTGTAGCCATAATAACTTAGTATATAGTATAAATATGTAAAAAACAAAAAGTGCCTACTGTTTGGTAGGCACCGATGCATTATATGTGTTGGTAGGTGGAATATTGGGTCTAGCTACTTCAGCTGCATTTTTATTTGTTAGCTGATTATTTTGAGTTTCTGCTTGTTCCTGTTCTTTATCATACCATTCTTTTAATTTTTTAAAGGTAAAATTTCGAAGCCAAATAGGCATTTCATAAACTGTATCCCAAGTGTATCCTCCTTTACCATGAAATACTATTTCATTCATTTGGGAGAATAGATTTATTCTATAATTCGTAGTCAGGCCAAAAAAAGTTAAGAGAAATAGGTACTGTGATGTCCTCCCCGCCATCACCTTGTATAGTTAAATCAATATCTGGTGATATTCTTTTTATTTCTTGACGTAATGATCTTGCATCTCTTGCTAATAATTCATTATCAATAAATTCTCTAACTACTTTTCTATCAGTGTTACCATTAATAGTATTAACAACATATTTTAAACGAGTAGAAACTTCAGGTAATCCACCATTAGGATAAATTTTCTTTAATCCTTTTAATTCTGCTTCTATAGCTAATTCATCACCATGAGTTAAAATTTTATAACCTACTTCAACATTTGATGCTGGTAATGTAAAGTAGAATTGATTACCTTTAGTGTAATCTACGTCTTCAGGTAATTCTTTATCTTTTAGAGTTGTTAAATCTATTTTATAATGTTTACCTCCAGATTCAAATTCATATTCTTGTCCGTATCCTAAAATACGAGAAGCAATTAAAATTGCATTTTTATCTCCAATAATAATATCTTTTAAATCTACTTTAGAAACAATAAGTGATTCTAATAGTTTATCTAAAACAATACCTTGTTGAATGTAATTTGAATTAGTTAAAATGTCTTCTTCTCTAGCAGTCATATATTTCATTTCAATTTTACCACTTGAAAGAGGATTGTCTTTATCATATAAAAGACCTTTTGAAGGAAGTTCTACAATTTCTGTAGGGAATTTTGGTTTTGTAACTTGATTTTCCATAAATTATTTTAATGTTTGTGTATATAAATATAGCAAAGATAAAGAAACCCACCTAAATGGTGGGTTAATTTTATTAAATATTGTAATGGATAATTGTGTTCTAAATCAAAAATTCAAAATGCAATAATCCATTGCTAATGTAGCTGAAATTTCGATTGCTGATTCTCCTTGAGCCCAATCATAATCTCCAAATGTAGCGGTTTTAACAAATGCACCTTTTATAATCCATTCACCTACTACATCACCTACAGGACCTAAAACATTAAATGTTAAGTCTCTTTTATAGAAATCTGAGTATCCATCTCTACCTGTTACGGATTCGTGAGATAAACGCATCCATTCCATTACTGCTTGTGATCCAGCGGGAGCAATTGGGTCATATAGTGATATTTGAACATCATTCCATCTAATTTTACCTTTTATTTTACGATAAACATTAATATGATCTAGTGTGATTTCACCTGCATCAAACCCAGGAGCTGATGCTTTCTTGATCATATAAGCTGGGATTCCATCAATGTACATTATGAATCTATTTGATACTTTAGGTTCGAAGCTCGTAAACATTATCTCATTGGGATTTAATACTGCCATTTTATGTTTGTATTTTAATTGTTATCTAATTATTTGTTTATAATAAATATTAAAAAATAGAGAAAAATATTATATTTTGTTTGATTTTTGCCTATTTTGGGTTTTAGTTAAAGGTTGGAGATTTGTATAATGAAAGCATATTTTTTGTTGTTCAACATCTTGCATATTAAAACTATCACAAGGTATTATATGGTCTACTTCCCAATAAGAACCGTGATTACTCCAACTCATTCCTTCTTTAAATTGGTTTTCTAAGTATAATTTTACTTCTTCTAAGGAACAATCTAATAATTGTACTATATTAGAACCCTTATAAGTTTTATTTTTCTTTAATACTTCATTTAATCTATTTCCTAAAATTATTCTTAATTTAAATTTTGGATCGGTATTATAACGATTTTTTCGATAATTATTATAATATTCAGGGTTATTGTTTAAGTATTTAGCGGTTGATAATCGATTTTTCTCGGGATTTTGTTTTTGATAGTTAGAAGTGTGTTCTATATGTTTTTCTCTATTCAAGTTATACCAGGATTTAGAGGAGGCATTTGTTTTTTCTTTATTATTAATATAGGATTTATTATTAATAACCTTCATACATTCTCTACAAGTGTTAGAATAACCATCTTTAGTTCTTTTATTTTTATTAAATAAAATATATTCTTTTTCTAATTTACAACTATTACAGTTTTTCATGACATTATTTCGTTTGGGTCCGGTATAAATATGAATAAAAAAGGCTCCCTTACGGAAGCCTTAATAATATTAAATAAATTGATTCTTATTCAAAAGTTGCACCTGTTGGTGTAACATTAAAGTCTAATATAATAAACTCAGCAGTTCTAGTAGGTTGAATAAAAATTTGACCTAATAATTGATTTCTATCAATTACATCAGCTGTATTATTTGATTCATCCATTACCACTTTATAAGCATACACACCTTGTCTTTGTTGAATTGATTCAAGATATGGGTTTACTTGTCTTAAAAATCTATTTCTAGTAACGGCTGTATTTTGTTCAAATACTAATCCATTCGCGATTTGACCAATGTACCCTTTTAATTCAATTAACAATCTTCGAACATTAATTCTATCTAAAGCTGTTGCTTTTTTCTGTAATGTTTTCTGACCATATGCTACTACACCTTGTCCTGGGAATGTGGCTAATGAATTAACTTTACCAGCATATAATGTATCTCTATCAGATGGAGCTAATTTTCTTTCAGCTTGAATTACACTTAATCCACCTCTTTGGAAACCAGCAGGAGCAAACCACGGAGCACCTACTCTATCATTATAAGCATAAACACTTGGAATGATTGTTGATGGTGGGACCCATGTTAATTTCCCTGTATTAGGAGCACTAATTTGAACCCATGGATAATAAGTTGCTGCATATGAACTATCAACTGAAGTTGCATTTGATATTACTGTAGCTATATTATTCCCAAAGGCTGACATATCTACTATTGCAATACAATCGCCTCTATCAGAAGCCATATTAGTTAATGAAGTGATAACTGCATTTCCTGTTGGAGCTGTAATACCTGGAGTAGTAATTAAATTAAATTTAAATTCATCTGGGTTGCTTAATAAAGTAATTGATGAAGTATAGTCTGCATTTGATAAACCGTAAACCCCGCAATTATTTCCTAAAGCTCCACCAAACGAGCCACTTTGAGCAGTTGGTAAGGATGCTGTATAAGCCGATACTGGTGTGCCATTGTTATCAAAATAATTTGGAGTAGTGTAAGTTACTGATTTTACTCTCACATATCTTGATTTATTAGTATAATCACCAGTTAATTGTACATACCCATTATCAGTAGTTACTGATTGATTACCAATTACTGCTTCAATATAATTAGATTGGTTTGGGTCTAAAGACAATCCACTCCATTGTTCTAATATTACTTTAGAATTGATATTATCATTACCTCTTCTAATTAATAAATCAAATGTACCACTTCCTGTATTAACATTTAATAATTCATATCTAATATTATCATTTGAACCTGATGCTAAAGTATTATTAGTTCCTTCAGTACTAAAACTATTATTAATAGCACCTTGTGATAAAGTTTCTAATATAAATGCAGTATTTGGAGTACTATCTGTACCTCCTGAAAATGTAGAAGATGTTGGGAATCCAATACCAAAGCTACTAGTTAAAGATAAATTATTATATGTCGTACCAGCTTGTTTAGAAGTAAATACAATTGCATTACCTAAAAGAGAAGCAGATACTAAACTAGAAATTTCAGTACTTGAATTATTAATATTATTAATTAATAAAGTAGCCCATTGAGATGTAGAAGTTATAGCATTAATACCATCAAAATCTCCATCACCTACACCTAAATCAAAATAATTATTAAAGGAATCATATTGAAAAGAGCCAGTATTAAGATATGGATTATTTCTAATTATATAATTAATACCTCCAAAAGCTGTACCTCCTGCTATAATAATATTATTCCAAGAACCTGTTGATGATGATTGAGTAACAAATGATGCTGAAGCGAATCCACCTGTTATTAAAGATATATTATTAGTAGCACTAGAAGTTGCTGGTGCAAATGTACCACTTACCGCTCTAGTTACTAATAAGGTAGTCCCACCTTGTTGGAAATAATTATAAGTAGAAATTGATGTTAAATATTCATAAGATGTTCCACCACTAATGAAAGACCCACCAAATTTATTTAAATAGTCACTATATGAAGTAACTAAAGTAGGAATTCTAACAGGACCTGATACTGTAGGTCCTATAATAGCTGCTCCCGCAGTAATAGGGCCTTGAGTAATAGGTGATTGGTCATTTTCTCTAGTTAGAACACCTGGGGAAAGTATTGTTTCTGCCATTTTTTATTTGTTATTTTAATTAGTTTAATTGTTAATCATTTGATAATAAATATTAAAAAAGGGCTCAAAACCTATATTTAGGGATATGTTATCTCACCTGTCTTTAAATCTATTGAAACATCACCATATTTTTCTTTTAAAAGAGTACTAATTTGTATTTCTTCTTTAATTAATTCTTCATGTTGTTGTTTTAAAATACTTTCATTTCTCTCTAATTGAAGTTTTTGGAAACTTAATTGGCCTAATTGTGATATTAGATTTTCTGAGTTTGATTGAAAGTCATGTAATTGTTTTAATTCTTGTTCTGTTAATTTTGTTGGTTTAATCATAACGTTGTTTTTATATTTATTTTATTAGAATAATGCATTCCAAGTTGTTCCATTATAATAGTACAATACACTTGATCCTGCTGAACCAGATGCTATTATCATTCCTTCTACAGGTGTTGGTGTTGTTGTTCTTCTCTCTAATTGTATAATATCTTTTACAGTTAATGAACCGGTTACTGTAGTATTCCCGTTAAAGATAACTGAACCTGTTGTGGTTTGTATTGCTCTATAATCACTAACTCCTGTTAGTGTTGGGTTGATATAAAGACCTCTTGCTATGTTTGTACCTGATGAACTTACATAATTA